CAGATCGGCATGAGCCTGTTCCTTGAAGGCGGTTTTCAAGCCTCCAGCAACGCCCATCAGCATGCAGGCATTGTCCTTAAGTACCTGGACAGCATCGCAGGCATGAAAACCGACGAAGCCGTCAAGTGGGTTGATGGTGCCTTTGTGCCAAGCGCCGAGCAGCCAGTGCAGTTCGATGGTGCGAACGGATTGCGACTGGTCAAGGGCTGAAGATGTACCGCGCCCAAGCTTACAAACACGCCGGTGCCGTGCTCAAGCGATTGGCTAACAGCTTGCCTGACAGTATGCGTAGCGACAACCGCATCATGAGCATTGGTTTATATGAGTTCAAAGCCACGGGGAAACCAATCACCCGTGAAAAGCTGGTCGCATCTCTGACAAGTCAGGGCTGAAATTGACAGACTGGTTGCAAATAGAGGCCGACTACCGAGCCGGAGTTAAAACCCTCAGGCAAATGGCGTCTGAGCAGGGTGTATCGGAAGGCGGAATTCGGAAAAGAGCCAAGAAGGAAGATTGGGAGCGCGACCTCGCTGCAAAGATACGAGAAAAGGCTGATGCACTGGTACGCAAAGAGGCGGTACGCAACGAGGTACGCAAAGAGCAAGGCGTACCGGAAAAAGAGATTGTTGAAGCCAATGCTGAGCTTCAGGCCATGGTGCGCAGGGAGCATCGCAAAGATATAACCCGGTCTCGGAGCATCGTCATGAGCATGATGGCTGAGTTGGAATTGACTTGCGGCCCGGAGAATGCTGAGCTGCTTGCTGAGTTTGGTGAAGTCATGCGTGAACCAGATGAACGTGGGCAGGACAAGCGCGCAGACCTTTACTCAAAGCTGTTGAGCCTGGGCGGCAGGGCCAAGACGATGAAAGACCTGGGTGACTCGCTGAAAAACCTTGTAGCGCTGGAGCGTGAAGCATTTGGGATTGATGAGCGTGTTGCCCCTGAATCGCCAACCGTCTTTAACATGCAGTTTTGATGGCTGTAATCACGTACAAGGCAGAGGCAACGGCAAGTCAGTTCCACCGCTCAAATGCTTTCGTGCGCGGCCTGCGTGGCCCGATTGGGACGGGGAAGTCGGTTACCTGCTGCATGGAAATCATGCGCAGGGCCAGAGAGCAGGAACCATTTGAAGGGGTGAGAAAGTCTAGATGGGCGGCGATTCGTAACTCTTATCCAGAGCTGAAATCGACCACCATCAAGACATGGCAGGACTGGGTTCCTGATGATGTGGCCCCAATGAAGTGGGATGCGCCTATCACCAGCGTGTTTACCGCCAAACTCCCGGACGGCACAAGAATTGAGTGCGAGGTGATGTTTATCTCGCTCGATAGACCGGCTGATGTAAAAAAGCTCAAGTCTCTTGACTTGACTGGCGGCTGGATAAACGAAGCATCTGAGTTGCCAAAAGCCATACTTGACATGCTGACGTGTTGGCCGCTATCCATCGAAAGCGCAGGGTGGGGCCAGTTGGTCGGGCATCATCATGGACACCAACTCTCCGGATGATGACCACTGGTGGTACAAAATTGCAGAATTGAACAAGCCTGAAGGATATGAGTTTTTCGCACAGCCAGGCGCATTGCTGAAAGTTGGTGAAAGGTACATTCCAAACCCAGCGGCAGAGAATGTGCAGAATCACATTCTTGGGTATGAATACTGGTTAAGGCAGATTCCCGGAAAAGACTCGCAGTGGATCAAGGTGTTTGTTTTGGGGGAATATGGCAGCGTTCATGACGGTAAGCCAGTTTATGCAGAGTTCAACGACACAATTCATGTCAATAGCATTGAGCCATTGATAGGTGTTCCGCTTGATATTGGTATGGATTTCGGCTTAACGCCTGCTGCCGTGCTGACGCAAAATGACGCCAGAGGCCGTTTACTGGTGCTGGATGAGTTATGCGGTGAAGACATGGGGATCAATGGTTTTCTTGAAGACGTTTTGATACCGCAGTTGATGAAGGTTTACCCACAGTGGTGGGCAAAAAAAGAAACCATGATTCGGGTCTTTGGTGATCCAGCAGGAAGTCAACGCGCCCAGACCAATGAGCGCTCATGCTTTGAAGAGGTCAAAGCCGCAGGATTGAAAATAAAACCAGCCAAAAGCAATGCATGGTTAAAGCGGCGCGGTGCCGTAGCTTGGTTTTTATCCAAGCTGTCAGATGGAAAACCTATGCTTATCCTTGACCCAGTTTGCAAGGTGCTGCGCAAGGGCTTCAATGGTGGCTATAAATATCGGCGAATTCAAGTTGTTGGTGAAGAGCGCTACACCGATGAGCCAATGAAAAACAGTTATTCGCATCCGCACGATGCATTGCAGTACGTTGCCATGGAATCAGGTGGATTGCAGGCAGCAAAAAAAGAACCAGAGAACACACCTCGGGTGCGCTCTTACCAGCCATCTGACTCAGGCATGGGCCTGTAAAAGGAAAAAACATGAGAATAGTAGTTGGTAGTGTTGCTTACCTTTGTGAGTACGGCGGCGGGTATTACAACGAAGAAGACCATTCCGGGCCTTATGCACTCAACTCTGCTGGTGCAATGGTGCTTGCAGGCGCTGGGCTAAGCGTTGCTGCATCCTACGCGGACAAAAGTGGAACGATTGCTGCTGGCGGTACAGCTCAAACCCTTGCTGCTGCAAATACATCGCGGCGCGGGTTCTGGGTGCAAAACAACAGCACTGGAGACCTCTGGATAAACACTCTTGCAACGGCGATTGTCGGGCAACCGAGTTTGGTTATTACATCTGGTTCGCTCTATGAATCGCCAGTAAACGGTTGCCCTACCGGCTTAATCTCCATCATTGGCGCGACCACCGGCCAAGCCTTCACAGCGCGGGAGTACTGATATGCCGATGTACCCAAATATGGCAAACGTCGTCAGGGGTGTGGTTGACCTGGCAACGGGCGGGGTGAGTTTGCAATCCAGCGCAGGAATTTTGAGTAAAGGACTTGCGCCTTATACAGGTTTTGTAGCCACAAATGGTTGTGTTTGCGACAGCACCCTGTTTAGCGCGAATGCAGTGGTTGCGTGGTCGAGGACTGCGCACTATGCGCGAGAGGATTTGTTTGATGCTAAATTGATTTTTGGCAATTTTTACGTCAATTCTGGCGGCGCTGAAGTAGTCGGAGCGGGTTCTTTGACCATGACTGCCAGTTTTGAATACCCAGAAGGCGTTTTCACCCAAGTCAAGTGGGGCGGGGCAACTTCAGGCACGATGGCCGCAGGTGCTTTACTCGTATCTGACGCAAGCCCAGTACAAATTCCAAGAGGGAGTAAATTTTGGGTGCGTCAGTATTTCACTTCAGCCGCAAAAAGCATTCACTATGCTAATCAGGCGGGGGTTGTTGACATCAGCAATGGTGAGGGTTTTAATTTCTCTACGACTACCCTTGCCGACCCCACAATGGGCGGTTCGATGACTGATGCAAGCGGCGGCGGGATTATAATTCGACCACTTGCGATTGTTGGCACCACAACAAAGACATCAGCCATTATTTTTGGTGACTCACGGCAAGCTGGGACAAACGAAGGCTACGTACAAAACAGCTACGGTTATCGCGGGACTCTGGCTAAGTTGATTGGCCCCACAATGGGCTATTCAAATTGCTCAAGGGGCGGCGCAAACTCAAACGCATTTACGGGGGCGTCAGCGATACAGCGAAGCCTCATCGCTTACTGTACTCACATATTTGCCGCGCACGGCATAAATGACATAAACGGCGGCGCTGACTTACCAACAACTACAGCACGACTTTTGGCGTATTGGAATTTGCTGGCGACGGCAAATAGAAAGCTGATTGCCATCACGCTGAGTCCTGAAGGCGTGACTACCTTAGACGCCTATGCAACCGTGATAAACCAAACGGCCAACGGAAGAAACTCTGTGCGGGTGGGGGTTAATGCAGTGATTCGTAAGTTTTACAAACCGCTTGATGGGTTTATAGAAGTCGCTGACCAAGTTGAATCAACAAGAGATTCCGGCAAATTCAAAGCGCCGGGATTCACGGCAGATGGGACACATGAGACGTGGCTTGCAAACAGCGAAGTTCAAGCGCGGTGCCGGGTGTCAGATTACTTATGACCACCCCATGCTCTACGCCCGCACGGGCCAGATGACAGACCCCGCGCAACGCTGCATGAGCTTGTTTGTAGCTATATAGCGACAAGAAATAACTAAACATCATTTAATGGCAAAAACAAAAGAACTTCCTGAAGTTGTCCAGCGGGCGATAGACAGACGGGAAGATGCACGCGCCGAGCAACTGAATGCCATCAGTGCGATTATTTCCGGCAAGCGTGACGAAGCCGTCCAATCCAGGAAAAACAACGGCATTGAAGATATCTGGACGCGCTGCGAAGAGTCCTATATTGGCATTGATGACCTGAACCGTGGCGAGTTTGCAGGGGCAAAGTGGATCAAGCCGACAAGCCCGAACGGCCCGGTGACGACTGACGCACGCAGAAGTGGTGGCAAAGACGAAGTCCGGTCAACCGTCTTTGTCCCGCTGACCAGCCGCTATGTTGATGCTGGCGCTGCAAAGCTTGGTGAAATCCTGCTTCCCAGCGACGACAAGGCATTCAGCTTTGAGGCTACGCCCGTTCCTGAAATGGTCAACGGTAAAGAGGACGAGCGCGAAGTGGTGTCTGATGCTGGTCAGCCGTTGATGCGCGACCCGACAGACGAAGAAGCTCAAACTGGTGCCAATCCACAGGCTGGGGTGCCCATCACAGTCAAAGACTTGGCTGAAGAAAGCATTCAGCTTGCCACAGATGCCGCCAAGAAGGCAGAAAAGCGCATTTACGACTGGATGGTGGAAGGAAAGTACCGCGCAGAGATGCGTAAGTTACTATTTTCTGGCTCCAAAATCGGTGTTGGTGTTCTGAAAGGCCCATTCCCAGCGATTCAAACATCGCAAGCAGTCTCGAAAAAAGACGGCATGGTGACTTTGAAAATCGTATCGAAGACGGTTCCATCATATCGTGAAGTTTCTCCTTGGAATTGCTTCCCAGACCCGGCTTGTGGCGAGAGCTTTCAAAACGGAGAATACTTTTTTGAGCGTGATTTCTTGTCTGCAAAACAGGTCAAGAAAATGAAGGGTCTGCCGGGTTACATCAAGACCCAGATTGAAAAGGTGCTGGAAGAAGGCCCGAACAAAGTCAATGCTGACGATGCATCTCGGGAAAAGATAAAGAACGAGAACCGATATCCAGTCTGGTATTTCTATGGTGACCTCAAGCATGAGGAAATGGAAGCCTTGGTTTCTTCCGCGACGTTGACGGATGAGCAGAAGGCGGCGTTACTGCCTGAACCCGGCCAGGATGCCTACGCCATTGTCACGATGATCAATGACACAGTGGTCAGGGCAAGTCTGAATCCACTTGAAAGTGGTGATTTTCCATATCACTCATTCCCGTGGCGCAGGCGAGAAGGTAGTTGGGCGGGTGTTGGTGTTGCAGAACAAATTGCAACCGCGCAACGCATGGTCAATGCATCCACCAGGGCGCTGCTTAACAATGCTGGTAAATCAGCCGGATCTCAAATCGTGATAAACCGTGGGGTCATCACTCCAGCTGATGACTCTTGGGCAATCACACCTGACAAGCTGTGGTTTTCATCAGCTGATGCAGGTATGGATGATGTACGCAAGGCCTTTGCCACCTTTGAAATACCCAACATGGGGCCGCGACTGATGGAAATCATCGAGTACGGCATGAAGATGGCCGAGGACAGCAGTAGCATCCCTCTGATTACACAGGGCCAGTCGGGTGACACCACTCCTGACACTTTCGGTGGTGCCCAACTGCAGGACAACAACGCAAACCAGCTCCTCCGCAGCATTGGCTACACAGTGGATGACTGCATCACCGAGCCAGTTGTCACCCAGTCATATGAATGGTTGCTGCTTGATCCAAACGTTCCGGATGACGAAAAAGGCGACTGGAAAATCAATGCCCACGGCTCTGCTGCGATGGTGGAAAGAGCGATTCAAGACCAGGTGATTGCCCAGATGGCGGGGATGGTGAAAGACCCGGCTTTTGGCATCAATCCCAAGCTCTGGTTTGCCGAGTACATGAAGTCCAAAAGGCTTGACCCGCGTGCAATGCAGTACAGCGAGGAAGAACAGGCCAAGATTGACAAGCAGCCGCCACCCAAAGCGCCAGCGGTTGAGGCTGCACAACTCAGGGCGCAATCTGCCGAGAAGATTGCGCAGATCAAGAGTCAGGAAACGGTGCAGCTTGCCAAGCAGGACACTGACCGCGACACGGCCTACAACAATTCACTGGCCCAACGCGACCTAATCGCACGGCAGGCAGCGGCTGACAAGCACGCCATGGAAATGCAGCTTGAAACACTCAAGTACGCCAATATGCGGCAAATTTCCCTAGATGAAGCCAAAAAGGATTTGGCAACGGATGTGATGAAGCTCAACCTACAAAAAGAGCTTTTCCTTGCCAGTACAGAAGTGGATATTCACAAACACCACAACCCGCAAGTGGTAACTCCTGCCGTTGAGCCTGCTGGCCGCGCCCCGGCTGGTGAGGCATTCGCCAAATGAAAAAGCGCATTGAAGACGATGACCAGCCGTTTTTGACGGAAGCCGAAAAACAAAGCGCCCTCTGGCTCAAGCTGGATCGCCAATTTAATAACAGACTTGACAGGCTTCGCAAACAAAACGATAGCCCATCTGATGCAGAAAAGACCGCAAACATTCGCGGACGAATTGCAGAAGTCAAGTTCTTTCTAGCTTTGGGCGAAGACACCCCATCGCTTGAGTAAAAAGTTTCCCCGCCGCCCGGAGTAATCCGCACGGCACCCCGATGTGACCCACGTTAATTCGCCGGTCGCAATGTTAAGCCAGCCACGTGCTGGCTTTGTCTTTTGGAGATGAAGAAATGCCCCCATTGGAATCGCAACAAGTTGAAGGTATTGACCAGAACGAAGAGGGCCAGGACGACGATTTCGATTCAGGTTTTGACAACCAGCCAACAACTCCCACGGAAACGCCGGAGTCAAAAGTTGAAGACAAGCCAGTAATCGAAGCAGCAGTAGCAGTAGCAGATGCACCGAAGTTTGTGCAGATCACACAAAAGCAACTTGATGATTTGATGGCTAGCGCCGCTAGGGTTGAAGAAATCCGGGCCACGTCAGCGCAGCAAATTGACAAGGCGTTTGGAAAGATCGGAGGCGTTGAGCGCCTTATCCAGCAACTGCAAACCAGCACCCCGGCAGGCCAAGCCGTTGAGTTGTCGGAAGACGATTTCAGCGAACTGAAGGCCGAGTACCCAGAGCTTGCAGAAATGCAGATGAAGGGCCTCACCCGGGCGCTGAGCAAGCTGCAACTTCGTGGAACCGGCGAGTCGCTTGACCCTGAAAAGGTCAGTGACATGGTTTCGCAACGCCTTGACCCAGCGCTGAAAGGCATTGATGAAAAGGTGGAAATGCTGGTGGAGTCGCGGCTTTTGGCCCGTGATTTCCCTGACTGGCGCGAGATTGTTGATGCCGGGAAACCGGACTCAAAAGCACCATACCGAACTTGGCTGACGGCACAACCTGCCGACTACCAGCAAAAGCTGAACACAACCAACGATTCCAGTCTTATCGCGGATTCAATCCGGAAATTCCGCGAGACCGAAAAAGCAAAGGCAGCAGCTTCAAAAAGACAAAGCCGCATTGACGCGGCAGTGACAGAGCGTGGCGTAGGCGGTTATGCCGCCAGCGCCAGCGATGACGACGACGACTTTAACGAGGGCTTCAAAAAAGGATAGCCCTCATCCATTTTTAAAAGGAATTCATCATGACGATGCAAACATTCGCCCTTACCCCCGGGCGTATCAACAAGTTCAAAGGCCAGATCCTGGCCCATGCCGTGCCTCTGGAAGTTCTGAGCAAAGGTGGCCGTCAGGTCAAGATGCCCAAGAACTCCAGCGACACCTACGTTGCGCGGCGTTACCTGCCTTATGGCGCAACTGCGACTGATGCCAACACCATCAATCGTTTCTTCCAGAATGGCACTGGTGATCGCGGCAACACGATGGTTCAGGCGCACCTGACGCAAGAGGGTGTAACCCCAACACCTGACAGCATCACGCCGCAAGACGTGACCGTGGTCATGCAGCAGTATTCCTGCCTGTATGGCTTTACCGACAAGACCTACGACCTGTACGAGGATGACATCCCCCAGGCCATGATCGAGCAAGTCGGCGAACGCACCACGCTGGTCAATGAAATGATTGTGTATGGTGCCCTCAAGGCCTGTACCAATCAGTTCTACGGCGGCACGGGCACCACCCGCGCTACCGTCAATGGTGCGATGACGCTGGGCATGTTGCGCAAGATTGCCAAATCACTGCAGGCCAACCACGCCAAGCCAGTCAACAAGATGCTGTCCGCTTCCGGCAACTACGGCACCGATGCCGTGTCCGAAGGCTACAGCGTGTATTGCCACACTGACCTTGAGCCTGATATCCGTGACCTGCCTGGCTTTGTGCCTGCTGAAAAGTATGCATCCGGCAAACCAATGCCCAACGAAATCGGCAAATGCGAACGCATGCGTTTCTTCACTTCACCCGACTTCCCATCCATTCAGGACGGTGGTGCAGCTGTGGGTGCAACTGGCCTGTCTTCGACCACCGGAACAAATATTGACGTTTACCCGTTCATTGTGACCGGCATGGATGCATGGAGCCAAATTGCTGTGCGCGGCAAGGAATCGCTTGACCCGACCTACATGCCACCTGGTCAGAAGTCGAAGTCTGATCCATTTGGTCAGCGCGGCTATGCAGGCACCATCTGGTGGAAGGCCGTGATGATCGAAAACAACGGCTGGATGGCTGTTGGCCAAGTTGGTTCCAAGAATCTGGTCTAAAGCGGATTGACGGGCCGGTCTAGCACTGGCCTGTTACCCACAAAAAGGAAACAACATGATCGATACCATCACGCGATTTCTGGCAGGACTTGCCAGTAATTCAGACCGAACTGCATTGAGGTTTTGTCTAAATCCGCTGGCAGACCGCTACTCAACGCAATCGCTTACTTCTGCAGCGCTGGCCATCAAGACAGGCGGAAGCGCCATCGTCAAGACTGGTGCAACGTACTACGGTGTAGCTCAGGGTGTTCTGGTGACAAAAGCCAGCTCAACCGACATGGCTGCATTGTCTGGGACTGTGACCAATGCCAAGTTCAACGCCTTTTGCTTTTACGTGGACTCAGCTGGAACGCTGACCTCTGCCATGGGCACTGAAGGCGCAACGCTGGCTTTGGTGAAGTTTCCTGAGCCACCAGTCGGCAAAGCCATGATTGGTTTTGTTGTCATCAACCCGACAGGCACAGGCAACTTTGTCGGCGGCACGACTGCGCTTGACGATGCCACCGTTGTACCAACTGCGGCCTACGTCAACACCCTGGGTGCATTTGACCCCACGGTTCTCGTTTAAATCTCACCAAAGGAAAGAAAATGGACAATCTCCAAATGATCCCGCTGACCCTGTGCCTGATGAAATCGGCACTGGCAGCAGGCACCACCACGACCTACACAACCACTGGTGTGACGCACTACCTCATCAAGGGCAAGGCGTACAGCGTGGCTGCTGCAACCAATGCGGCAACGCCTACCACTGACGTAGTTGACGGCCTTGCCTTCGCCACTGTGTCAGCCAATCAGGGTTCCGTCTACATCTTTGGCTACAACGCTACTGGTGCCATCAAAGTGGCTCAGGGTGCTGTTGAAGCTCTTGATGCATCAGGTGCATTCATCCTGGCCCCGCAGCTTCCTGTTTTGCCTGATGACTTCTGCCCGATAGGCTATCTGGTTGTCCAGGCGGGCAGCACCGCAGTTGGCACATGGACGTTCGGCACCAACAACAACTCTGGCGTGACGGGTCTTACCTACACGTTTGGTTCGCTGGGCACCTTGCCTGACCGTCCATTCATCAGCTAATCATCAATATCCCCGCTTCGGCGGGGTTTTTACTTCAGGAGAACTATTTATGCCCCGTGGTGTACCCAATGAAAAAATGGCGATGCATTCGCCCGTCAATCAACCGGGGCGTGAGCTGCACTCCGACGATGTGGCAATCGAACAGCCTCCGCGCATTGTTCTGACCAATGACGAACCCATTGAGCGCGAGGAAGTCATCATTCCGGTGAGTCGCGCCGGTGCTGCCCAGTATCTTGAGCAGCTTGCATTCGCCAATGATCCGGTGACCATCCGAATTGAGCGCTCGTCCGAAAAGTTTGCGCCTCACTCGGTTGATTGCTGGGTGAATGGTATTGGGGCAGAACTGTTCATAAAAGGCCGCTGGGTTCAGTGCGGCTACCTGCCCGTGGGCCATATCGTGACCACCAAACGCAAGTACGTCGAAGTGCTGGCACGTTCCAAAGTTGACACGCTATCAACTCAAGTCGAAAAGCATGCAGACCATGAAGACAACATCATTGACCGCCACACCAGCCAGCGCTCACCGTTCTCGGTGATACGTGATGCAAGCCCCAAGGGTGCCGAGTGGTTGACTGCGCTGCTGTCTGAACGCTAATGAATTACCTTTCCCTGGTTAAGCGGCTGGCGCGTGAGTGCGGTGTCGCAAATCAACCTACAAGCGTGGTCGGTCAGACCGGGGAGGCCCAACGGCTGTGCGACTGGGTTGCTGATGCGTGGACTGACATCCAGACAGCCCATCAGGATTGGGAATGGATGCGGACAACAGCTGCATTTGAGACCATTGAAGGGCAAGCCGTCTATACCCCACTTGAATGCGGGATCGCAGAAGGCACCTTTGGTCTATGGGCGCGGGATACCTTCCGCAACTACGACACGGCTGCTGGTATCTCCAGCGAAATTGAAATGAGCTACACGCATTACCCGGACTGGCGCGCAAGCTATGACCTCGGGGCGTTGAAGCTGGCCAGGACAAGACCTATCGAAGTGTCAATCACACCAGCAAAAGACATTGCGCTTGGCCCTTATCCTGCCGCTGGATACACCATCACAGGCGACTATTACACGGCTCCTGTGCTGCTGACCGCTAATGCAGACATCCCATCCATGCCGGAACAGTTTCACATGGCCATTGTGTGGAAAGCATGCATGTCTTACGGAGTGTATGAAGCGGCAAATGAGGTCTATCAGCGTGGAGAAACAGAGTTTGCCAAGTTAATGATGCGAATGGACAAGGCCCAGATGACTGAAATCACCTTTTGCGGGGCGCTGGCATAAATGAGCATCAAAATGCCACCTGTTCAGTATGACAACATTGAGTTGCGTGGTGGTCTGGACTTAATAACTCCAACGCTTTCCATGAAAACCGGAGCCTGCCGGGCTGCTGTCTATTTGCCGTGACGTCAGAACTTCCGGGGTCTGATGGGTCACGCACAGACCCCGCATTAACATAAACGATTGAAGTGTAGATTTCAAAGTATTGTTTCCCCGATGACCGGCTAACACCAGAGGTCACCATATTGAGCGCAGCCAAGTCAATTTTATTTTGGTCACTTTCAAAAAAAATAGGCTGTTCTGATTGTCCACTCAAAGGTGTCGGAACCCAAAAACGGGAATTGAAATCTGGGGCGCAGTCG